TTTAACCATTCAATTGTCATTCCAAGAGTAAACAATCCTATAACATATTCTTTATCTGCAAAATCGCTAACAGGATATTGCATCTCAAATTCAATCTGTTGGATTTCGTCATCCATATTAAATGAAGCGAATTTTCTAATAACTCGTTCATCACCTGCAACCATGCGTAAGCGTTCAGTCCATGTTTCATTAAGATCGTTTTCGTCAAGAGAAAGTTCTTTCATATCTGAAATTCGTCCTCTTGTTCGTGAAAAAATTGTTTCGTATGGAAGCGTCATTGTGAGCCTCCTTTACTACATATTCAATTTTAAAAGTAACTCTGTTCCAAAAATAGAATCAAGCGTCTGAATTCTCTTAACAGAATCAAGTGTTCCGTCATCAACCATACTTGTTGCAATAGTTTTTAATGCTTCCTGTGCTCCAATTGGAAGAGAATAGACTGCTTTTTCCATTTGCGAAGGAGTCATCTTTAAAATATCTTTTAAATCATTTGTCGAGTGAAGAGTAGAATATAAATCATCAAGTTCTGGATGTAATGCGATAAAATCTGCATCCTGTACAACAAAACGAGGTTTAAACATCATCTTGTCACCCTTCCTTGCTGCATAATCCAAATCTCTAAATTCAATTTCCTGAACGTCATCAATATCTGCAAATGTATATAAAGTATCTGATTTAAGTCCAACATAAAATAATTCTCCTGCGGTAAGAGACACACATGTAATCATTTCTGTTGGCTCAAACTTCTTTTTTTCTGATTTCTTTTCAGCCACATCAGTATTAGTATTTTCTATTGCTTTTGTGGTGGTCTTTTTTGTATATGCCATTTATTTTTCCTTTCTATCCAATATAAAAAAGAGTGGCTAGATAAACTAACCACTCAACCTTATTTACTATTCAAGAGTCCACTGACCAAAGTACTGTGGTAATACTACCTCAACACCCATTTCTCTCTGAACTTCATATTTCTGGAAGTCATCAGCGTGTTCACCCTTCTGAGTACCAGACTCATAAATCTGAGTTTCACCCTTATCTGTAAACCACACGAACTGTTCCTGATTCTTTGCAAAGATAAGAAGTCTCTTATCGTCAATAAGTCTCTTTGTTACATCATTGAAAGCAAATCTCTGAGGAATCTCAATAAGTTCTGTTCCTTCGTATGTACCGAGGCGACCAGTCTTTGCAACATCCTCTTTCTGAGACAAACTTCTCCAATCAACTTCTGTAAGACCATTAAGTTTCTTCAATGCAGTCTTTGTACCCATAATAACAACTTCTGCACTATTAGCAGTTCCAACATCCTCAAGAAGTGTATCAAACTTGTCCTTAGTAGAAGCAGATAAAGCACCTGTTTTTACAAACTGAGAGTTGTTAGGTAACTTAGTTGCAGCACCATAAATTCCTGTATAGCAAAGTTCCTGAACTTTATATACAAACGCTTCTGCAATCTTATCTGTCAGCTCAGTAAAATCAATACGTCCAAGTAAAATAAGATCAATATCCTTACCAATCTTTACACCATACTTCTTAGTATGAATCTTGTGTGCTGTACCTTCATTTAAGTACTGTAAAGTCAGATCATGGTTGTCACCACTAATTTCAGCAACAGCAAGCATAACCTTTTCTCTTGACCAAAACTCTTCCTCGTCGCCAAGTTTAACATTTCTCATATCTACAAAATCATTAAACCACTCAGATTCCTTGAATGCTGTATCTACCTTAAAATCAATATCAGACTCAAGTAACTCATATACTTCTGTGTGATGAAGCTCTAAGGCTCTTTCACGTCTCTTATTGGATCTAAGATCCTCTTCAGTAAGGTCGCATACCTCCATAATAATTTTACGGATTGCCTTATTTGCTTCATGTTTAGAAACCTTTCTCTGGTTTCCGTCATCATCGTACTCATAAATATCAATTCCGTGATTTAAGTTATATGTAAGCTTCTTAAAATTTTCATACTTATCAGCATCTTCAAAAACTTTTCTTAAATGTTCTGTACTAAATCTCATCATTATTCTATATCCTCCTTTCTATTACGCACCAATTTTTAATTTTCCACTAGAAATCGTTGTGATTTCAGCTCCAACTGTAGGTGAGCCATCAAAATTATCTTCTGTAAGCCAATAACGATCCTGTGAATGAAGCATGTATCCACGAACTGCACCGTCTGCTGGATCGTTATAGAAATTAGAAGCAAGTGCGAGTGAACGAGGACTCTCGACATTGTTGAGAGGTTTCTGATAGATAACACCAACCCCCTTTGGATCTCTAATTACAACAAGGTATCTTCCTGACGCATCTTTCATTGCGATATAAGCATCAATTTCAGTTGCAGCTTCCATCTCCCAATTATCAAGAGAAGTCATCTTACCTGGTTTGAAATGATATCCATTAGGTGTATCTTCTGTAATCTTTACAGATAAAATGTGCTCGCCATAATCCTGAGCAAGTAAATTACCAATTTCCATCTGTGGAAATTTTGTAGCAGCATATTTAATAGCCATTATGTTTTCCTCCTTAAATTTTGTTTTTTTGCAATAAAAAAGAACGCATAAAGCGTTCTATATGAAATGAAGTTATATTCAGTTTTTTAATCAAATAAGTTGCCGTAGTTTTTCTTAGGCTTTGATTTCTTATTCATATTTGTAAGTATCTTAACCGAATTTGTGTTTTTCTTTGTGTCAACAGAAGAGAAGTTCGCATGTGCAGACATATAATCTGAATGCATAACCTTTACTTTTGTTTCAAAGTCTTCTACGGAATAATTATCCATAGTCTTTACTAATTCAGCGAAATCAGTATTTACATAATTTCCTTCTGAATCTTTCTCTGTAAGAACAGAATAGTTATCAGCATTGATAATAGCTTCTTTTTGTGCATGAAGTTCATTCTTTTCTGCTGTCTCTTTAAACTCCTTAAGGGCAGCGTAATTAGAACGCATGGATTCAAGTTCAGCTTTCTCACTTGCTGTCAAAAGCTCACGGAATAATTCTATACGCTCACCATCAAATGAAACATTATCTCCATCTTTTGTATAGTTCTGTCGGTAAATTTTGTCAGTACACCAACCCTCGTATACAAAATAAGAATCAAATACATTTGAGATATAGTAATAATCATTATCTGACTCTTCATATGGTGCTAACAGATTATAGAGTGCATATCTTGTATCTTCATGAGAAATCTCATATGTACGAACAATCTTTTTAAAAGTCTGACTTTCACCTTCATTCCCATCTGGATCAGAAGCTCCTTCGCCATTACCTTCTCCATCATTGGAAGGCTCACCAGATTCTCCGTTACCTGAATTATCTCCTTCTGAATTGTCATCATCGAACATCTCAGCGAATTTTGCTTCAAGTTCCTCATCTGACATTTCTGTATAGTCGAATGTTACATCTTCAGCAGTCTTACCATATTTGGCAAGTAACTCTTCAAATTTTGTCATTTTGTTATTTGTTCCTCCTTCCTTTGATTGTGTTTGAACAGGAGTCTGTTCTTTATTGAAATTAGAAAGTGTCTTATTAAGATTTTCTAAGAGTTCAATCAATTTTTCATTTTTGTCAAATTTAACTGAATTGTTATTTACACTGAAATCAGCAATATCAGCACGAGAACCTTCCATACCTTCCTGAATTTCTGTACCATCATCATGACTTCCCAACAAAGTCGAAGCGTTTACATAGAAATCATTTAATTCAAGATATTTCTCCTTGGCGTTGTAAGAGAGTTCATCAATGAAAAGCTCGCAACTATTTTTTGAACCTTGTTTTGCACGAATAATTTCACAAGCCTTTGTGTATTCTTCGCTTATATAAGCATAAGCACATACATAATCTTTATCTAAGTTATCATCATGTTCCCAAAATGCAGGTTCAGATGAGAAAGAACCAACTTGAGATTCAATATATTTCAGTTCTTCTTTACCTTTTTCGTCTTTAACAATTTCCATCTCATGACCTTCGAAATCCCAACTGCCATCGTCAAGCTGATGGATTGCAGCCAATACAGGTCTGTCAGCAATAGTATTCATTGCTTTCTCAGCAGCATCCTTTGATACATAACTCTTATTTCTGTTAAGCCCTGTATGAAAAATTCTGAATTTAAGACGCATCATTCCACGATGATTTTCGTCTACGGTATCGTCTATTTCAAAAGTAGTAGGCACTTTTAAAGCCAACTGATAGCCAGTATCTTTAGAACTGAATTTTGCAAATTTCTGCTCTTGACAGAATTTTAGTAAATCATCTTCAGTTAAAATTTTCTTTTTAATAACCTTTGGCATTATTTAACCTATTCCTCCTTTCTTTGTTGATATGCCACTCAAAGTAGGAGAGTGGTTAGAATGTAAGCATATTGCTATGCTGAATTTTATTATTTGTATTTTCAAAAGTGAGAGGGTGGTTATTCAAAAATGTTGCCACATTCCCATCTTGAGATACCAGTTTAAAACCTTCTTTAAGAAGTTTTTCCTTTGTCTCCTTGTCGGATGTTTTAATAAAATTGTATTTCATATTAAGACACCTCCTTTATTTATTATTGAGATCCTCGTCTCTCGTGCGAAGTCCAGCATCTGTAAGTTCCGAATCATCCTTCTCTTGACCACCGCCTTTATCATTACCTGTCTGAGTATAAGTGCTAGATAGTGGCTTGAATTTTGAACTAAGCTGCAAACAGTGGATAGGTTACAATTAACTGGACAGATTTTTTAAGGTCATATAATCTATAATAAATACACGAAGGAGCACTCTTTA